TTTGCCCATCCTACGATGTTAGCTCGAGTGTTAGGTACAATAGCTTTAGAGTATGATCCGTCTCGTTTCTGTATAGGTCTAGCATTTACACTAGCTATAGAATCTACAAACAGTGCGTTTTTTCTATCATAAAATGCTTTCTTTACACTTTCGTATTCTGCATCACTATTAAAGTCTGCACGTGTAAATTTTTCATTACTTATAGCTCTAATACGTTCACTAAAACCATTTATGACTTGTGTGTTACGTTCGTAGTCTTCTCCGAGTGTAAACTGATTCTCAGCAGCAAAACCTTTTTGTCTGTATAGATTTTGTATTTTAAGACCTAGTTCAGACTTAGGGTTTATACCATTCTGTTTCATCAACTCTTGTGCACGAAACTGGTATAGACCTACAACTGATTTTTTATCTACAGGTATGCCTTGCTGTTCCGCAAACTTCATAAAGTCTCTCTCGAAACCATCAAAGTTTTTGACATGATTTAGAAAAAATATTTCTCTATTTACAGGGTTGCGAGTTTCGTTTACATTTGTTAAATAATCAAATGTTTGCTTGTCATCAATATTACCTGTTTTTAAATAGTTTTGTATAGCATTAAATCGTTGCTGTGAAAAGTCAAGAAAGTCTACTTTACTTTTAGCTTTTTGATATACTTGGTTTATACTACCAACTGTACCATCAGCTACTTCACGTTCATACTCAGCTATACCAGCTTCTGTCTGAAAGTAATCTATAGCATTTCCGATTGCTTTCTCTACATTAGCAGCAAGCGTAGGAGATAGTTTTCCCCACGCTTTTGCTAGTTCTTGCTGCTCTTTTATTTTAACCTTAAAATTATTCTGCTGTGTTATATTGTTACGCTTCAGTGCTTCAGCTCGTAACTTCTCAGGTGTTTCTACTTCTATTTGTCGTACAAGTTTTCTGTTAGCTTCTGCTGCTTTAGCAGCTCTATCAAGTCCTGTACTGTAAGAAGCATCAAATAGTTTTTGTTCTTGTTTTCGTTTTTCTAAAGCTTGAGTCTGTGTCTGCGATTGAATCTGCATGGCTCGTAAGCCGTCGTCAAGTTTAGGTATTGCTTTACTTCCCCGAGCGTACTTGGTTAAGTATTTTTTTGTTGCCATTAGCTGCTGTTATAAATATTTGTAATGGATTTTGTGTTGTTTGCAAACATGCTACCAACTGTACCAGCTATACTACTAATTGTTGTACCCCATACCTGTGCAGATGCAGCTGATGGTGACATCATAGCTCCTTTAATAGGCTCAGGTCCAAAGTCATAATCTTCAAATACTCTTGGGTATAAGAATGTAGCTTGTGGTGTTTTAAGTGGCATGATAGGTTCTGGTATTACGCCGGGGTCTAACATCTTAGATGCGTATGCGTTAAGATCTTGTACCGTACGTTGTGTACCTATAGATTGTAATGCACTTTGTGATGCTGCTGTAGCATTGTCAAGTGATAAGTCAAGTAAAGACAAAGCTGTAGATGCTTTTAATGCTGCTACGCTTTTTGCTTTATCTATAGACCTACCTGTTTGACCTCGTGCTCTGATAGCACCTTCAGCTTCTATAGCTTCTAGGTACGCATCATTTTTTTGATATCTGTTTTCTGTCTCTATTTCTCGTAGCTGACGTCTCTCGTCCATACGAGCAGATCTTTCATTATCTGCATTAATACCAAGTTGATTATAAAATATATCTTCAGACTTAGCATACATACGATCATTTAAATCTTGCTCTCTGTCACGTATCTGTAAATTATAATTATAGGTACGTAAGTTTGCTGCATCTTTGTGTGCTGCAATCAGACCCTCTTGTCTAGCTTTCTCTTCTATTTCTTGTACAGCATAGTTACGTTTAGCAATAGCTGATTGCTTTGCCATGTCCCATGCTTCTAGGTCATATTGATATTGGGCTTCGGTTGCAGCATTTTGTGTTTCAGCAGCACCTCTGGCTGCTTGTTCTTGCTTTCTTCCACCATATACTTGTAAACCAAGCCCGACTATTGGGGCTATAA